AGCCGCTACCGCTGTCAGCGTATCATTAGTGGCCGGTCCTTTCTTGCCTTCCGGAGCACTTTGCGAAGGGGTGCTGACCGAGGTATGGACTGGCGAATTAATCAAAACACTTCGTGCCAGTGATGTGGCAACCTTTCTTGACGGACTGCCGGACTATTCGCAGTATGCTGAGAATGACGTAATCCACATGATTGATGTCGGCGGTGATCCGGAAGTGCTGGTCAATAACACGACCTACCCTTTGGAAGTACAGGATATTACTGATACCGACGCGGTGTTCTCCCTGGATAAGTTCCAAACCAAGCCGACACCAGTAACGGACGATGAATTGTACGCTTCTTCCTACGACAAGATGTCGAGCCTGAAGGAACGCCACGCAGACGCGATAAAGGAAAAGAAATTTGCCAAGGCTATCCATGCGTTGGCTCCGGACAGCGACAGTGACAAAACCCCGGTTTTGAAAACCTCCGGTGAGATTGTTGGTGGTGGGACTACCGGACGAAAACGTTTGCAAATCTCAGATATTATCGCGCTTAAGGATAAATTCGATAAAATGAAGATTCCCGTACAGGGAAGGCGTCTTGTTTTGTGTAGCGATCACGTTAACGATTTGCTTCTGACAGACCAGAAGTTTAAAGATCAGTATTATAATTATACTACCGGTAAAATTGCCAACCTGTACGGATTCGAGGTGTACGAGTATTCGGACAACCCGGTTTACAAGACAGCCGGAACAAAGGTTGCATTCGGAACGGCAGCAAGTACTAATGAATATCAGGCTTCAGTTGCCTTCTATACCAAACGCGTGTTTAAAGCAGCGGGCAGCACAAAGATGTATTACTCGGAGGCAAAAACAGACCCGCTTAACCAGCGAAGCCTTGTGAACTTCCGTCATTACTTTATCGTGCTTCCTAAAAAGAAAGACGCGATGGGAGCTATTATGTCAGAATATAAAAGCGCATAATTATGGGTACTCCGCGAGGTATCAGAAATAATAATCCCGGTAACATCCGCAATTCGGATGCTACCGACTGGAAGGGAGAAGTGCCTGCTATGGCAAAGAGGGACAACACGTTTGAAGAATTTACAGATATGGCACACGGCTATCGTGCGTTGATAAAGCTATTGCAGAATTATCGTTATAAGCACGGTTGTAAAACAATAGCGGACTTTATCAACCGGTGGGCTCCACGAAGCGAAAACAATACTTCAGGCTATATTACGCGTGTTTGCAAAGAAATGGAAGTTCCCACGACGTTTGTTCCGGATGTGGCCGATAAAGGTACGATGTGCGCCTTTGCCGCTGCGATAAGCCAGGTAGAAAATGGTATCCCGGCCGTAATGAAGGACGTTGAAGCCGGTTGGGAATTGTTGAACAAATAATGTAACTCTGTGAAATCAGGATGGAAATACCAGAAATAATATCCATAATCGCCGCAATCGTTACCGCACCGTTCAGCTCGTGGCTTACAGCTAAACTGCTGCGTAAAAAGTATGAGGCGGAAGTAGAAGGATTAAGGGCGCAGGTGGAAGCATCTAAGGCGGATACACGGGGCGACGAACTGGAAAATGTAAAAAATGGAATGTCTATCCTGATGGAACAGGTTGTCGAACCGCTAAAAAAAGAGATTAATGCGATACGTAAGGAACTGGCCCGACTTCGCCGGGCTGTTGAGAAAGTCAATAACTGCCCTCATGTTGCTGCTTGCCCTGTGCGTATTGAGTTGCAGAGGGCCGAAGAATGCGAGCCTCGCTCCCGTGAACCTACCCGGTAATCTTGTTACCGAACGGCTGGTCCCGGTCTATCTGCCCCCGGATTCGGCCCTTCTGACCGCCTTGTTCGAGTGTGACAGCAATAACCGGGTTATCCTGAAAGCATACGACGAACTGAAATCGCAAGGCATGAACAGCCGCCTGACGTTCGAAGACGGGCGGGCGGTTGGATTACGACCTGGAAGCCGTACACGATACGGTTTACCTTCCGGTTAAGGATTCCATCATCTATGTGCCCCAACCCGTCGAGGTTGAAGTGAACCGCCTTACTTGGTGGCAGGAAACGTGGATGCGGATCGGGAAAATATCACTTTCTATCCTGGCTCTTTGGTTGGGTTTGAAAGCTGTTCAAAAACTATTAAAACGTAATTAATATGAGTTTACCAAATGTAAATATAACGCTGGGTAATGGCAATATCGGGGCTGTAACCCTTTCGGACGACGGTATTGCCGGATTGATTTTGACGGGTACGGCAGTTTCGTCTACACTGGAGCTTAATAAGGTCTATGTGATTGCCTCTACAGCAGATTTGAAGAAATTGGGACTGACGGCAGAAAATAATCCGTTGGCATATAAAGAGGTTCTGGGTTTTTATGAATCGGCCGGTGATGGCGCAGAACTGCATCTGTTGGTAGTTGACGCGGCAAAGACGCTGACTGAAATATGCTCAATGGAAGCCGGATCTCCGCTAAAAACGCTGATTGATTCTGCGGCCGGACGTATCCGACTGGTGGGTATAAACCGTAATCCGGATGCCGAGTACGAGCCAACCGTAACAAGCGGTATTGATCAGGACGTGGTTACAGCCGTAACAGCCGCTCAACAGGTTGTGGAATCTTATTTGAAACAGATTGCCCCGTTTGTAGTCTTGCTTCCGGCCCTTGCCTGGAATGGTACAACCGACAGCTTATACCAACCACGAGAGGGAAGCCAGGACAGCGTGTCTGTTGTGATGGCCTCAGACGGTAAATGTGGAGCAAGTGAATATTACTCGGCGGCTATCGGCAAAGTTTTGGGGCGTCTTGCCACTTGTGCAGTAAATATTTCGCTGGCCCGTGTCCGTGACGGTAGCCTGGTTGCGGACGGTTATCTGACAAACGGAAAGAAGCCTGAGGAAAGTTACAGTCTTTGGAACGCACTGCATGATGCAGGTTATATCTTTTACCGTACCTATATAGGAAAGAACGGTTACTATCTCAACGATGATCCGACAGCCGTTGCAACAACCAACGATTATCATCGTTTAAGCTTAACCCGTGTAATCCAGAAGGCCTTGGTAATATGTTATAAGACCTACATTGACGAAATACTGGACAGTGTGGCTGTTGATCCGGAAACCGGCAAGCTACCGCAGCCAATATGTAAGTATTACGAACAGTTGTTGATTCGTGCCGTAAATACGAATATGGAAGGTGAAATCTCAGGATTTACTGCCTACATAGACCCTAATCAGGACTTGATTTCAACGAATGCGCTAAAAGTGCAGGCGAAGGTTGTACCTACCGCTTTGCTCAAAGAAATCAATGTTGATCTGTCATTTGATAATCCTTTTAATAAAACAAGTGAGTAATGGCAAATTATAGTTCAAAACAATACGCCTGGGTTGATATAACTGTGGTTCTGCTCGGTAAGTCTGTTACCGGATTGCGTGCTATTGAATATAAATCCAAACGTCAGAAAGAAGTTCTGTTCGCCACCGGTAAAAAGGGGCTTGGCATACAGATGGGTAAAAAAGAATATGAAGGTACGATTACCGTCCTGCAATCGGAACTGATCGCCATGAATGCGGCGGCCAAAGCCAAAGGTTACGACGATGTAACCGACCTGGAGTTCGACATCATCGTTTCCTATATCTCGGAAACGGGCGTAGTACAGACCGATAAGGTAATAAATGCTTCCATTACGGAAGCTCCGAACAGTATTAAGGAAGGCGACCTGTATTCAGAACACGCGCTGCCTTTTATTGCCTGTGATGTAGAATATAATGTGGTATAACTATTATAATGTATAAAGCTATGAACGAAAAAGAAAACAACAAGACAATTACCCCCGAACAAATCGAAGCGTGGAAAAAGAAATGGGGCGACGTGTTCTGTGTTACAGTCGGCGACAAGGTTGCCTATTTGAAACGCCCCAGTCGCCAGGCACTCAGCGCGGCTGCCGTGGTCGGAAAAAACGACCCGATGAAGTATAACGAAATCCTGTTGAATAATTGCTGGCTGGCGGGGGACGAAGAAATCAAGACCGACGATTCCTTATTCCTCGGCGTATCGGCGAAGTTGGGCGAACTGGTGGAGGTGAAGGAAGCCGAGCTAAAAAAGTTATAAGCCGGACGGGTATCGCCGACAGGCCCGGCTGGTTGCTGCTTGCGGACAGCCTGATCCGGGCCTACCTGCATATTGACCCGGCAACGCTAGGCGACGAAGAATGGGGTTTGCAGGTTACTTTGGCCGAATGGGTAAAATACGATTTTATTAAAAGCATGGGTGATTTATGGCAAACAAGATAGAATACATCTTTTCGCTCCGTGACCAGATCAGCGCGAAACTGGCAGGGATAACGGCCACCTCGGAGAAAACGAGGTCGGCCCTTTCCGGCGTACAGGAAAAAGTCAGGTCGGCGGAAGACGTATTCCAGGATACGGGAAAGACCATCGGCTCACTGAAAGCCCGGATAGACGCTTTACAGGCTGAGAAGGAATGGATACCGGCTGACAATCTTCCGGCCATAAAAGAGTATAACCGTGAAATTTCCCGACTTACAAACGAATTGAACGAGCTGGAGACAGCCGCCGGTGGAGGTAAATTTAAAAAATGGGCATCGGAAGCCTTCGACGCTTTACCAGGTGCAAACCTTCTGAAAAATCCATTAGTTACGGGTATAACCGCCGCCACCTTTGCGGGAAGTGCCGGCATGACCTTTGACGAAAACATGGCGAAGGTGAATATCACCGCCCAGTTGGACGAAGCCGGGCTGGACGATCTGAAAAAGCGATTGAAGCAAATCGCCGCCGACAACAAAACAGACATTCAGGTCGTACCGGTCGGCTTCGAGGCAATCAACTCGCAGGTGAATGACGTTGAATTGTCCCTTTCCATATTGGATGCTGCTCTGAAAGGCAGCAAGGCGGGATTTACCGACCTGGATACCGTATCCGCGGCGTTGGCCCAGACGCTTTCCATTGTGGGTAAGGAGAACACAACGGCGCAGGAAGTGCTGGATACCTTCTTCGCAGCGAAGCGTGTCGGGGCGGGAGAATTTGCCGACTTCGCCCGGTACATGCCAAACCTGATTGCCGGAGCCGACAATTTGGGTATCGCTTATAAAGAGGTGGCCGGTACGTTTGCCTATATGACCGGTAAAGGCCAGTCGGCCGAACGCGCTGCCACATTGATGGAAAATGCTTTCTCCGTATTGGGTCGTGTAGATGTCCGGAAGAAACTTTCCGCCGCCGGAGTGGATGTATTTGACGATACGGGTAAGATCCGGAGTGTAGTTGATATATTTACCGACCTGCAGAACGTATTGGGAGGGCTGAATGACGAACAGAAATCTTCCTTGCTGGAACAGTTCGGGCTGGTAGATAAAGAAGCCAAATCCGCTTTTTCTGTATTGATGTCCGACACTGAAAAGCTACGGGAATCCATGAACGACGTGGCAAACTCTACCGGAGAAACCACCGCCGCACTTGGTTATTCCCGAAATGCTGTGCAACAGGCGACCGAAGTGTGGAACCAGTTTAAGAATGTCGGTTTGCAGGTTGGCGAAATCATATTGCCAGTGATTAGCGCGGGGCTGACTGTTGCCGGTGGCGTATTGGACGGCGTTTCAGTCGTGATGGATACAGTTATCGATTTCTTCTCCGGCTGGTACGCATTGATTCAGCAAGGTAACCCGGTTATTATCGGGCTGACGACTACGCTTGGAATCCTGACGGCAGCGATGGCCGTAAACTATGCCTGGGCACAAAGGGCTGTCGTAATCGGTGGAATAAAAAAGGTATTGGATATAACTCAAACAGCAGTAACGGGAGGTTTGACCGCTGCACAGTTAGCATTAAACGCAGCGTTTATGGCCTCGCCGCTTGGTTGGATTGCCGCCGGTATCGGAGTCGTGATTGGTGTTGTTACGCTTTGCTGGCAGAAATTCGAGGGCTTCCGTATGGTAGTACTCGGTGTTTGGGAGGTGATAAAAGAGTTCGGGCGGACCCTGTTCGACAGTATCGTTGCCCCGTTTCAAAAGATTCTTTCCGGTATCGGCAGCGTGGGTACGGCAATCGTTCAGTTGGTAAAAGGGAATTTCTCCGAAGCGGCCGAAGCCGCCAAACAGGGGTTTAAAGAAATCAGTCAGGGCGTTGTAACGTCCAATCCGGTTTCTATAATTACCCGCACAATCCAAAATGGCGATTATTCCACCGCTTGGGAAAAAGGCAGACAGGCTGGCCGGGACAGTTGGGCGGCATCCAGGGAGGATAAACAAACTCCGATTGTGGTACAACCGACTGAAACCACCCCATTGCAACCGACTTCCACCCCGATGGCAAGCCCGAACTTTGACAAGCTGTTGGCTTCGTTGGAGACCGGGAAGAAGGCAAGCGGCAAAAGCAAGGTGCTTGACCTGAACGAAACGCCGGGCAACCTCAGTGAATCGTCCGCTTATTCCGCCATTACCCAAAAGCTAAAACCCCGTGAAGTGTCATTGCTTCCTGAATCCATGCGTAAAGTGGCGGCAACTGTAGCGGTTCCGTTGGCGATGGCGGCAAGCCCGGCTGTGGCGGATGAAATACCGGTCCCGAATATCTCCGACGCATATAACATAGAGAATATCCGGGAAACGAATAACACGTTCACCGCTGACAATAGTCGGAATTATAATAACAACGGTAGGACGTACCAGATTGGTAAGGTATGCGATGAAGTGGTTATCCATGTCGCCAATACCGACCAGAAAGGCGGTGAAACAATCCGCGCCGAAATTTTGGGAATATTGGAAGAATTAAGCGAAGGTTAAGATATGGCAACGAAATACACAGTTAAAGAAGTAGCCCAGACGTTTAAACGGGTTAGTCAGTTCAACCTGGGCGATATGCTGCTCAATGTGATCGGTTATAAGGGGCTGCCTTATCCGGGTGGTTTTATTCCTGACGCGCCGAGCAAATACAAGGCGGACGGCTACGAATACCCCGGCGAACAGGCTTCGGAAAAGACCAGTTCCGACTTCGGTTCCACGCTCCGGAAGAAAGACGCACAGGGACGCTGGTATTTTATGCCAATCGTGTTGGAGCATAAAGGGACGGAATACGAGATACCGAACGCCGTCATTTCCATCCGTGGAAAGAAAAGCATCGTGGAAACTGCGATGGTCGGCCGCAAGGGTACGGTCAAGGAGCTGATTTCGGTCGATGATTACGAAATACGCATCGCCGGTGTCTGCCTGGACGTGGATTTTCCCGACCAGCAGATCAACTCCCTGAATGATTTGTATAACATCAACGAATCGGTTACGCTCAAATGCGCCCTGACTGATATATTCCTTGACGAAGAGGATAAGGTCGTGATAAAAAGCATCGACTTTGCCGAGATGAAAGGCTGTGAGACGGCGCAGGTGTTCACGATGGAACTGGCAACAGACCGGAGTTTTGAATTAATACTGGAATGATATGTTTGCTTTGTGTTGTGAAATAAAAATCGGTTCGGTTTCTTTTAAGTCGGTGCACGACGTAAAGATAAAACGAAGCCTGTACGACCTGATGGCGACCGCTACAATCAAGGTCCCGGTGACGGCTGTGCTGAAACATTCCGGGGAACCGCCGACGCATATCGAGACAGCACAGGCTATCAAGGTTGGTGACAAGGTAGAAATCAAGTTGGGGTACGACGGAATCCTGAACACCGAATTTGTCGGTTACGTGAAACGGCTTAATTACAAAGTCCCGCTTGAGATTGAATGCGAGGACGAATATTATCGCCTGCGCTCCCTGAACTGTGTATTCTCGAAAAAGGAAACAACGCTTAAAGACTGTTTGAACACCATTCTAACGGGAATCCAAATGGGCGAAGTGGTGGGCCTGACGCTGAAGAACTTCGTTGTAAATAACAAGCCAGGCAGCTGGGTTCTGGGTTATCTGAAAAAGGAATATGGCCTTGTGGCATGGTTCGACATAAACGGGAAACTCCATGTCGGTAAGGCTAACGACGTGAAAGGCGAAACGGTGAAATACCTGCTCCGTGAAAACGTGATCAGCGACGACGAATTGAAATACCAGTTGGCCGAGGACGTGAAACTGAAAGTAAAGGCTGTATGCTATTACAAGGACGGCACGAAAATAGAAGGCGAATTAGGCGAAGACGGCGGTGAAACGCGCACCTTTTACTATTACGACGTGAAAGACGCGGCGGAACTGAAAACACTTGCCCAGGAAGAACTGAAACGGTATTCGTTCGACGGCTACCGGGGCAAGATAACAACCTTCCTGCTTCCCTACGCCCTTCCTGGCATGGTGGCAAGCATCGAGGACAAAGTGTATAACGAACGGAGCGGTGACTACTTTATCGAAAGCGTGGAAACGTCTTTCGGAACAGGTGGCGGGCGTCGCACCGTTGAAATAGGTATCAAGGCATGAGCAAGGAAATGGAAGAATTACGCCGGAAGTTCCAGCAGCGGTTCGGCGATGGCGGCGACCAGGTGTTCCAGGGAACCGTTACCGAAGTGAACGAGGAAGAATTTACCTGCACCGTCAAACGCGATGACCAGGTGGATTATTTCGATGTGCGCCTTCGCGGTCTGGTGAACCCCGACTTGCAGGGCTTCGCCTTCATTCCCCGGTTGGATAGCACGGTACTTGTCTGCCGGATCGGGAAAAGCAATGAACTGTTCGTATGCCAATTCACCGAGATAGACAAGGTGATATTTACCGATACCGATTTGGAAGTAATCATCGATACCGAAAACATCGACATCAAGAAAGGTAAAAAGATAACCGTCCATGTGGATGCGGAAAAACTGGAGGTAACGAATGACAAGGTGAAGGCTCTTCATGAAGCAGACGCACTCACCATTACCGCCGACTCGACGACCGTTAAAGCATCTACAGGCGGTGTGACTATCACCCGTGGTGGCTCAGGACTAAAGAAAACGCTGGAACAAATGCTGGACGGGATTTGTGCCCTGACAGTCCCCACGGCTGTAGGTCCGTCCGGCGTACCTATTAATATGGCGACATTTCAACAGATTAAGGCGGATTTGCCTAATTATATGGAGGGATAAATTATGGCATTAGTAAAAGCGACAATTAAATCAGAGATAAAGGAAGCCTTTACCCAGGTGATGGACCAGCAGGACGACGACCGAGAAGGGGCTATCGACAAGGTGGCGGATAAGCTGGCGGATGCTGTTATGAACGCCATCAAAAGCGCGACAATTACTTATACAGCCGGCCTGACAACTTCGATGGGGCCTGTGACCGGTACTTTTGGCAATACTATATCATAAAGCCTATGAAAGATTATAAACAACAGCCTGACGGTGACCTGGATTTTACGACCGGAGATTTGCTGATAGCGGAAAGTACCTACCAGCACCAGCGCGACCTGCTGTATTCGGACAAGGGCCATATACGGCAGAAGGCGGAAGCCGGTGTCGGAGCTGTAAATTATATGATGGACAACGACCCGGAAGGCTTGCTCAGAGCCACACGCAAGGAGTTTACGGCCGACGGTATGAAAGTGTCAAAGGTGGCATTTGCTGCTTACTCAAATGACTTAAATGTGGAGGCTCGATATGAAAACGATTGAAGTTGAAAACGACCAGCTGCTGCTGGATATAGCCTTGCAACAATATGGAACGGCAGAAGCTATAAGTGAAATTATCCTCAACAATCCAGACTTGAAAAATGATCCGTCAGCGGTTGTAAAGTCAGGTCGTGAACTTGGCTCGTTTTATCCTGATATAAAACTGGCTCCCGGAACTACCGTACAGATTGATGACGAAAGCCGCCTTGTCAGAAAGACGGTTGTTAAGAAAATAGACCGAAGTATAACCACTTATATGGAATCGCAATGGCAAGAACGATTGAGCAAATAGAAAAAAGCATCACGGAAAGGCTGAAGGTTTCCTTCACTCTTTCCACCTCTGCTGCCTCGGAATGGCGGCTCTGGGTACATTGTATGGCCTATGGAATTTATCTTTTTGAAATTGTGTTGGACACGTTCAAAAAGGAAATGGACGAAGACGCAGAAAAAGAAGTGGCCGGAACCGTTACCTGGTATAACGACAAATGTTATGAGTTCCAAATGGGCCACGAGCTGGTTTTTGATACCGTGACCGGACTTTTGGAATATCCGATGGTGGATGAAACCGCACGCGTTATTAAGATTGCCTCTGTGAATGTGGCTGAGGATAATACAATTATGTTCCGCGTTGCAACCGAAGATGAAGAAGGTAAAATTGTGCCGCTAACGAGTAACCAGCTTCTGAACTTCAAAAACTACATTGACGCCATCAAGTTTGCCGGTACGAAATCTGAGGTTATTTCGACAGATGCCGACGAAGTCAGGTACGACATAAAAGTTTATTATAACCCCGCCAATCCGGTGGACAGTGTGCAGGAAGCAGTACTGGCTTCGCTGGAGGAGTTCAAGACAGCGCAGAAGTTCGGTGGTGTGATATATTCGCACAAGATGTTGGAAGCAGTAACAGCAGTAACAGGCGTTGTAACGGCAAAAATGGTCGCCCTTTCCCGCAAGGGTACGGAAGATGAAGATTTTATTCCTATAGACACGATGGCGACCTTACATGCAGGATATTTCAACTATACGGAGGATAGTAAACTGGAAATGGTATCCATTAATGATATTTAGCTTATGAACATTATTCTGAACTTCAAGGAAATTATCCGCCAGTACGTTGCCCCGCACCGCAGGCAGCAAAACCGCCTCAGGTGGCTTTGGGCATTGGCTGACCTGGAAAGCGTTTGGGATGCCTTTTCCACCTGGCGTGATTATTACCGGTACAAGGTTCACGTAACGAGCCAGCATCGTTCGCTGGAAGGGCACCTGAATAAAACGTTCGGCGGCGGCATCCTGATAAAGAGCTACGAGGACCAGTTTCTTGCCATCGGGCTAAACTCGGAACCGGCGCACTGGGTGTTGTTCGAACCTATGCAGGAAATCGCCCTGGAGGGTGAAGGCGGTCAGAGTTTCCAGGACGTTGACTTTATCGTTTATGTGCCGGCTGGTGTGGATCTGAACCTTGTACGAGCTGAAATAGAAAGATATAAGATTGCAGATAGGACCTATAAAATAATAATGAAGAAATGAAACGACATGTACAGGAACCAGGCGTAAGGAAGTGGTCGGGCAACGACCTGCTGGAGCTTCAAGGGGAAGGTCTGGCCGTTGCCGACGGCTTCTTTTCGCAATATGGCAACTGCGTGATATGCGGCTGCCAGGTAAAAGAAAACAGTATAGCCGCCGGGCTGGTAAGTATCGGCGGCATGGTGCTTCCGCTCCAGGCGGTGGAAACGGTGGAAGTGTTCCCGGTGTATCTGGTGAAGGCGGAGGAACATATCCAGAGAGAATACGCCGACGATGTGGTACGCGATATCGCGGTGAAGTATTTCGCCAAAGTCGTACAAGTAAAACCAGAGGATGGGGATTGTATAGAAATACAGGAGACTGGAGCGTCAACCTTTTTCGATAAAGTCAATGCGGTATGGCTCACCAATATATTAAAACAACTGGAAGATCTGAAGAAAGCGGACAAAACCCTATCGGATGCCATCGAACTGTTGAAACAGGCTGATGTGGAAGCCGGGAAACGCATTACCGCCTTGGAAAAGAAAATGCCGTCTTACTTAGATCATATCCCTACAGTGAACGATGACGGCTATGACATCGGTGTGGAGGTCTGGACGGTGGATGAATATGGTAATAAAACGTTCTGGAAATGCCACGATAACACCAAAGGCAAAGCCGTGTGGAAACGTACCGGCGAAGGTTCGGGTGGTGGCGGTTCACACAGCGGGGCGGTTTATTTGACCGGTCAAACGAATTTTACAAAAGCAAGTATAATCATTAAAGAAGGGTATTTGAAATGAGTAACGAATCAGGAACAGGCGTTTACGTCTATCAGCAAATTGTAAAAACAACGGCCGAGTGGGAAGCGGATAAAACGGTTCCGGTAGAAAACGTTTGGCTGTTTGAACGCCGCGATGACGGCAAGATCGTAACCAAACTGTCCGACGGCCAGCATTGTTATTCCGATCTTCCGGCCTACGGTTTGTCGGCATGGCAGGCGGCTCAAATGGGCGGTTACAAGGGCACAGAAAAGGAGTTCTACGAATCGCTCGGCACGTTTGAGGAGAAGGTTAAAATGATTGAGAGCCTCGTGTCGTCTCTCGACGGCAAGTTCGCCGAGACTCCGACACTGGAGTCTACCCCAACGGAAGATACGCTTACCTATACCCCTGAGGGAGACGGTGAAGCTCGCAACTTTTCCATCGGCCAGCAGTGCCGTGTCTATGAAGAGGACGAATCGGACTGGGTGTTCTACCAGCTTTATGACATCAAGGATGGCAAGGCTGACTGGCGTATTGCCGGAAGCGGTGGCACGTCAGCCTATCAGGAAAAGGCGGTAATCACGCTATCGAGCAACCAGGGCGGTGGTGATGCGGCATTAAACGGGACGAAGGTCACGGTGAAGTATTCCGACCAGACGCAGGAGCTGACATGGAACGGCACGGCATTGGAAACGAAAGTACCGGTCGGCATGGCATACGAAGTGTCAGCCGGATCGGTGAATGGCTACACATCCCCCCAAAAGCAAAGCTTCACTGCCGTCGGCGGGAACGAAAGGCAGGTGGTGTTTAGTTATTCCTGTGAGAAAATAACGGTAAACGTCAGTGCGGACGATGGGGCGGACTGTTCCGGACGTACCGTAACTGTAAAAAAGACATCCGGCAGTGAAGTTCTGGGCAGTGGCAAGGGGCCACAGGTCGTTGTTAAGGTGCCGACCGGTACAGGTTATACTGTTTCAGTCGATAGCTTTACCGGATATACAAAACCCGCGGATCAGTCGTTTACAGCAAATCAGACCAGTCGAAACGTGTCTTTCGTGTATGCAAAAATCAAGGATGCCGGTATTGTTTTTGATAAATCTAAGAGTGATCCGCAGAATATAACGGGTGACATCAATTCCGGTGTCATCGCCACCATCCTGTCGAAGTTCCGTCGTTGTCTGTGTAAAAAAACGGCGGAAGGTGAGGTTTCAATCGCTTACCTTCGGGATGACAATAGTAATTTTTACGAGGATGGCACCGCCGCCAAACTGGACGGTACGGAAGGCGACGTAATGGTTGACTTTCCTGAATTTTATTACAAATGGGAATCCGTGGACAGTAATAAATTCCGTTATCGTTTCGCAGAATATAACGTGGACGGTACATTTAAGCATGTACCGCGCTCTTTGGTTGGAGCATATAAAGGTTATATGACTTCGAATAAGCTGTATAGCCGTAGCGGGGTTCGCCCAACAGTAAGCCAATCAACCACCAGTTTTGATAATTTCGCAAACGCCCGCGGACAGGGTTACCAGCGTATTGACTTTCAACAGCATTGTGTCATTGCCTTTATGTTATACGCCAAATATGGCAATAGAAATTTACAGGCGGTTCTTGGGACAGGCGGTGCTGTTAGTGGTTCTTCCGCTATAATGACGGGAACAAGTAACTCAACGGGAATAACTGATACAAAAAATGAAACAAGTAAGTATGTTTGCGGTCTTGGTCTGGAAGGTGTATTCGGTGGCATTTACGAATGGGTGAAAGGTGTTGAAATTAATAATCGTGTATGGAAAATCACAGATCCGGACGGTTCTACTCGAAATGTGAACGCCGGAACTTCTGATGGTTGGATAACGAATGTTGCGGCAGAAAATGGACCGTTTTTTGACATGGTTCCGACAAATGTCGGTGGCAGCGAAACTACACACTATTCAGATTACTATTATCAAAATTCCGGCGGTTCCCTTGTTTTGGCGCGCTCCTATAGCGACTCGTCTACGAATGGTGGTGTGGCGTATGCGTATGCGGCTTACGTTGCCTCGCACACGCATTCGCACTACGGTTCGCGTCTCGCTTTCAGGGGCGTTATCCGCGAAGCGGAGAGCGTAAGTGCGTTCAAAGCACTGTCAGTGCTTTGATACAAATACCGGCGTAAGCCGGTCGAATTTTGAAAATTTTCGTGGCATTTCTCTATATTCCTTGTGAAAATCAGGGAATCCCCGAAAAACGGAGTACATTTGTAATGTAAACGTAAAAATGTAAATGTAATGTTAAGATACAGGTAGATTTCCTCCGGCCCTTGTTTTGGCGCGCTCCTATAACGACTCGAATACGAATGGCGGTGTGGCGTATGCGAATGCGAATAACGATGCCTCGAACACGAATTCGAACTACGGTTCGCGTCTCATATTCAGGAAAAGAAAATTATATTACGGCCCTTGGTTGGGACGTGTTCCCTTATCCAACCCGTAGAGGAATGCACCTTGCCTCTTGGCAAAAAACAAATTGGGTTATATTGTGTGGTAGGTTAATTCTCGAAGCACATGGATTTCTGAAAGCGACAATTAAATGAAGCGTTACGGTTATTTGATAGAAAAGATTGTGGAAGAAAGCAACCTTCTGGAAGCTTTCTCCATGGTAATGCGGGGCAAGAAGCGTACCCGTACCGTTCGCCTATTCAAAAAGAACCGGGATAAAATTCTGGCTGACCTCGCCTATGAAATAAAGTCAGGCAAGTACGCGCCGGAGGGTTTCCGGGAATTTGAAGTGGTGGAAAACGGTAAGGTTCGTGAAATCCAGTCCCTGCCATTTAAAGACCGTATTGCCCTTCACGCGATAATGGCTGTTCTTTACAGGGAAGTTTTAGGCGGTATGATGATTCGCGACACGTATGCCAGCCTGCCTAAGCGTGGTATTCATGACGGTTTGAACAGGCTTCGAAAAGCATTAAAAGACCGTTCGAATACAGAATACTGCCTAAAACTTGACCTGAAGAAGTTCTACCACTCCATCGACCAGGATGTCCTGATAGAACTGCTTCGCCGTAAAATCAAAGACGAAACACTGATGCAAACCCTTATCCGTATTATCCGAAGTTATGGTCCCGGTCTGGCGATTGGCTATCACTCCAGCCAGTTGCTCGGTAACTTTTACCTTTGCCTGTTGGATCACTACATGAAAGCGGAATTGGGCGTAAAGTATTATTTCCGGTATTGTGATGATATTGTCGTCCTTGGCCCGAATAAAGCGTATCTGCATGACATTTTCGATAAATTACGTTATCTGGTAGAAAATAAACTTCACCTGACCATCAAAAAGAACTGGCAGATATTCCCGGTAGAAGCCCGCGGCATTGACTTTTTAGGCTATGTTACCCGGCATAATTATGTACTGGTACGTAAGCATATAAAGCAAAAGGTCGCCCGGAGACTGCATAAAGTTAAAAGCATAAAACGTAAATACGTTGTTCTAGCGTCGTTCTGGGGATGGGCTAAACATTGTAATAGCAAACATCTATTTTTTAAACTAACAAATATGAAGTCATTTAAAGATTTAGGCGTCACTTACAAACCGGCTGACGGAAAGAAACGGTTCGAAGGAAATCTTACCCCTTTGGGTAACCTTCAGAACTGCAAGGTTACAATTGTAGATTTTGAAACCGACATCAAAACAAAACAAGGTGAAGGTCGGTATGTGGTCCAGTATGAACTGGATGGTCAAAAAGGAAAGTTCATAACTGCATCGGAAGAGATGAAAAACATTCTCGACCAGATTAAGGAAATGGGCGAACTGCCTTTTGAAACGGTAATCAAACGGGAAACATTCGGAGGCAATAAGACGAAATATGTATTCTCGTGATGTGTAGATGATCAACCTTTTTCGGGGGAAAGGGTACAAAAAAGCCCCGACCGGTTTAGTAAAGTATAAGACGCCAATCACATACTTACGCATAACAGCGCAACCACCCACGATCGGGGCCGTAAGCCCTTCTTCGAGTGGTTGCGTTTTTTTATGCGCATAAAATATGTGATTGGCATTGCAAATATACTTTAATTATTCGATATTATGACAATATACGAGATACTTTCTTTCAATAAAGAATTGCTTCATCGTCTTTCAGATGTTGGAATCAAAACTGGCGATTATAAATACGTTGACCTTTTTCGTGATTTTACTAAAATGGTTCGAGAAGGGAATAAGACGACTTATGCGGTAGCCGTTCTATCTGATAAATATCGGATTAGCGAACGAAAGGTATATGATGTAATCAGGTATATGTCGAAAGACTGCAAGAACGGTGCAGTGTGATTTTCCCGGCAAATTCTTTCTTATTCGATATTTGGGCGAATTTTGTCAGACAATCAAAAGAGCATGAATATGAAGAAAGAACATTTATCAGCACCACTCCCTTTTGTCGGGCAAAAGAGGATGTTTGCGGCAAAATTCAAAGAAGTACTGAAACAATATCCGGATGATGCCGTGTTTGTCGATTTGTTCGGTGGTTCCGGTCTGTTATCACATATAACCAGACATGAAAAACCGAAGGCGACAGTTATATATAACGACTTTGATAATTACAGGCAGCGGCTGGAAAATATAGGGCGCACCAATACGCTGCTGGCAGAAATACGCGATATGGTAAAAGGATGTCCACGCGACAAACGCATCCCTGAGGCAATAAAACAGGCTATTATCGCACGCCTTTGGTGTGAGGAGAAAAGCGGTTTTGTCGATTATATCACCCTCTCTGCTTCCCTGTTGTTCTCTATGAAATACTGTTTGAGCCTGGAAGAACTGAAAAAGGAAACCTTTTATAACAACGTCAGAAAGACGGATTACCCATCATGTGACGATTATCTGGCAGGTATAGAAACCATTTCCTGCGACTACAAGGTGTTGTTTGAAAAGTACAAGGACATCCCGAACGTGGTGTTCCTGGTAGACCCTCCTTATCTATCGACCGAAACAGGCACTTATAACATGTACTGGAAACTGTCCGATTATCTGGATGTGCTGACAATCCTATGCGACAGGCAATACGTTTATTTCACGTCCAACAAATCTTCCATTGTTGAGTTGTGCGACTGGATAGACCGACATAAAACAATAGGAAATCCTTTCAAGGAAGCGCAGCGGCTGGAGTTTAACGCACACATGAACTATAACTCATCCTACACAGACATCATGCTGTATAAGACAGCTGCTTAACACTATACAAATATAAAGATTTTCAGCAAGATAGGCAATTTTTAAGTTAGGTTTTATTCCTGTTTGAATACTGTTTTAATACTATTTAAAAGATGGAGAAAATGAACAAATATCACGACATTTTAAGCCGGATTCTTGAATGTGGCAAGGTGCAGCGGAACAAGAAAGGCAGTATCACGTATCTGTTGAACGAGCGGTTACATCTTACTCCTTTGGATTTGTTGGAGATATTCGAAGGGCATAATATAACCCGTAAGAAGCTGAGAAACGAATTGGGGCTGTTTATGCAAGGTGAAAGGAATATCGGAAAATACAGGGAGGCAGGGATTACTTGGTGGGACTATTGCGGGAACATTCTTATAAACAGTTACCCGACCTATTTTGAAAAGCTACCGCCGTTACTTGACAGAATCAATAAGGAGAAGCGCAACAGTAAGAACTATGTGCTGTTTCTTGGTGCGACAGATGCGGAAAGCAACCAAGCCCCATGCCTTAGTCTGGTTCAATTTCAGATAGAAGAAGGGGAGCTTGTCGTGTCAGCCTACCAGCGAAGTTTTGATGCCAACCTGGGACTTCCTGCTGATATTTATCATTTGTATTTGATAGCACGCCAGATAGACCTGCCTTTAAAGTCTATAACCTTGAACTTCGGGAACGTGCATATCTATGAAAACAATATTGGAAAGACGCAACAATTATTGGCAGGGGAAGAGAATGTAAAGTTTGATTTGAACGTGTAACCCATCATCAACGAAAATAATAAAGGCGATACTATTTCGGGTATCGCCTTTATTATTTTCATCGCTTTTCGTTTTTGCTCCGAAAATCGCTTTTCGTTTTTGATAGGTGTCGCTTTTCGTTTTGCCGGATTTATATGACCGGTGCGTATGCACAAAAGACCGTGAAAGTGGAAAAGACGGGAAATGACACGGAAGAAACGACAGATTCCGGAGAAACGGAAACCATGCCGCTGCCGGATAAGGAGGACGCAAGGCGCAGTCCGTCCACCGGTGATTTGTTTGACGGGCTGACACGCCCGGTGGCATTCGACCGGATGGTTCCTCCATACGCTTTGGAGGTGACATTCAATAAAACGGTACACCTTATCTTCCCGGCTGCTATCAAGTATGTGGATCTGGGATCGGCGGACATTCTTGCCGGTAAAGCGGACGGTTCGGAGAACGTACTTCGGGTGAAAGCGGCGTTGAGGGACTTCTCCCGTGAAACGAATCTGGCGGTGATCACGGATGACGGCAGCTATTATACATTCAATGTGAAGTATGCGGACGAGCCGACCAAGCTGAATATCGAGATGAAAGACTTCATCCATGATGGCGAGAAGGTGAACCGCCCGAACAACGCGCA